CGGGCTGCTCGCGCTGCTCGCACTGCTCGGACTGCTCGGGCTGCTCGCACTGCTCGCGCTGCTCGGGCTGCTCGGGCTGCTCGGGCTGCTCGGACTGCTCGCGCTGCTCGGACTGCTCGGACTGCTCGGGCTGCTCGGACTGCTCGGACTGCTCGGGCTGCTCGCACTGCTCGGGCTGCTCGGACTGCTCGGACTGCTCGGACTGCTCGGACTGCTCGCACTGCTCGGACTGCTCGCGCTGCTCGGGCTGCTCGCACTGCTCGGGCTGCTCGCATGTCGCCTACCTGCGCGACAAGCAGAACCTTAAAGGCGACCCGAACTCGGATTGGTCCGGTCCGCCGCCCGTACCGGTCATCGATAATATCGACATCAAGGTGTACGAGGCAGCATCAAAGCCTGACGCGCTCAAAATGAGCGACTGGCACACCTGCAACACGACGCACTGCCGCGCGGGTTGGGTCGTCCACCTTGCCGGCGAAGCCGGATACGCCCTCGAGCGTTTCCACAATACCGCGCTCGCCGCGCAACTGATCCATCGCGCAAGCGGATCGCCGATCTCGCCTGTTCGCTTCTACGAGACGAACGAGCAAGCCATGGCCGACATGAAGCGCCGGGCGGGTGTGGAATGACCCCGATCCTTCTCGAAGCAGGCCAGAAGATCACAAAGCCCGGCATCTATCAGATGCCGGCGGCGGATTATTTTCAAGATCCATGCCCCGCACCGAGCCTCAACCAGTCCCTCGCCAAGGTGCTGCTTGAGCAATCGCCGCTGCATGCGTTCCACGAGCATCCCCGGCTCAGCCCGCCGGAAGCCGAAGACGAGCCCGAGAAATACAACAAGACCAAAGCCATCGGGAACGCGTCGCACTCGCTGCTCATCGGGCGCGGAAAGGACATCGCGATCGCACCAGCCGAGTTCGCGAACTGGCAGAAAAAGGACGCGCAGGCGTTCAAGGCGAAGGCCATCGAGGACGGCAAAGAGCCGATCATCGCGGCGCATTACGAGCGTGCTGTGACCTTGGTGCAGAACACGCGGCGCGGGCTGGCGGCCGTGGGCTGGGCTGACGCCTTTGCAGAGGGGCAAGGCTTCGGCGAAGTCGTGCTTGCCTGGCAGGAAGACGGCCTTTGGCTCCGCTGCATGATCGACTGGCTGACCACGGATTGCCGCGTCGTCTATGACCTGAAATCGACGGCTGCGTCCGCTGCCCCGCAAGCGATCCCGAACAAGATGTGTGACGACGGCTGGGACGTGCAGGCCGCGATGATCGAGCGCGGGCTTGATGTGCTCGACCCCGATAACGCCGGCCGCCGCCGCTTCCGCTTCGTCGCGCAGGAGAACTACGCGCCCTTCGCTATTACGCCGTGCGAGATACCGGAATCCTCGCTCACGCTGGGCCGCCGCAAGCTCGCCGCCGCGATCCAGATTTGGCGGCGCTGCTACGAGACCAACGAGTGGCCGGGGTATCCGCTCGAACCGACGCTACCGCTTTACCCGAACTATGCCGAGACCCGCTGGGTCGAGCGCGAGATGGCGCTGGCCGACGCCGGGCTCATCGACTTCTTCGACGATCCCGTGATCGGCAACCTGCCGGACACCGCGTCCCCCGAGCTTCGCCGCGACATCATGAGGGCCGGATGATGCGAAAGACGATCAAGTCGCTCGAAGCAACGCTTGCGACAGTCCGCGAACTCCTCGCCGCCGAGTCCAACGATCGGCAGAAGTCGAGCGCCCGCGCCGCCGCCGCTGAGAAACGCGAGAAAGACACACGCGAACAGTTCGCCGATCTGAAAACGCGGCTTCATGCCAGCGAGATCGAGAACGCACGCCTTCGCGGCTATATCGAGCGCGTCAACGAGAACGACGACGCGACCGAAGAACTCGTCGAAATCAAACTCGGCAACGAAACGCACCGCGTTCCAAAGGGCCGCGTCATGGAATTGATGCGCGCCGTCTATGAGCCGCCCATCAAGGTTTACCGGGACCAGGGCGAGAAACAAAACAACCATTGGACAAACTACTGATGAACGCGCCTCGCAATTTTCAATTCAAGGATGCCGCCGACTCCCGCAGCGAGCGTCAGGTCCCATTGCTGATCGGTATCATGTCGCCTAGCGGCGGCGGGAAGACTTTCTCAGCGCTGCGGTTGGCGACCGGCATGCAGGAAGTGCTAGGCGGCGACATCTTTGGGATCGATACCGAAAACGGCCGGATGCTGCACTACGCCGACCGGTTCAAGTTCAAGCATATGGATTTCACACCGCCGTTCGGGTCGCTCGATTATCTCGAAGCGCTGCGATACGCGAACAAGCAGGGCGCCCGCATCACGATCGTGGATAGCATGTCGCACGAACACATCGGCGAAGGCGGCTATCTCGAAACCGCTGAAGCCGTTGTCGATCGCATCGCAGGCAACGACTATAAGAAGCGCGAAGCCGTGAAGATGCTGGGCTGGGCGAAGGCTGGTCCGCTTCGACAGAAGATGATCGAAGGCATCAAGCAACTTGATGGCGTCTTCATCTTCTGTTTCCGGGCGAAGGAAAAAACGAAACCAGTTCGCAAGGAAGGCAAAACCGAAGTCGTCGATATGGGCTTCATGCCGATTGCCGGCGAGGAATGGGTCTATGAAATGGCGGTCAACTGCATGTTGGAACCGCGCTCTGAGGGCGTGCCGACTTGGCGCAGCGATCATGTCGGCGAACGCATGATGATGAAGCTGCCCGACCATTTCAAGCCCGTCTTCAGGAACGGCGAGCCGCTTTCAGAAGACATCGGGCGCGCACTTGCCCGCTGGTCGCTCAACGACAAACCGAAACCCGAGGCCGAACGCCCCTCCCCCTCGACCTCGGATCGTCCCGCGCCTAACGCTGCCGCTGATGGCGCGGGGCACCAATCACCGCCGCCGGTCCCGTCTGCAGAGGACTACGCCGGGATGCTCGATAGCATCCTAGACGATGCGACCGACGCGGAGGAAGTCGCCAATACCTGGAAGCGCGGCAAAGACCTCCGCGCGAAAATCCTCTGGCCCGACGATGAGGACGACCGCCACCACTGGTCGCAGATCAAGGCCCGCGTCGAGCAGAAGATCGCAACGCTGAAGCGGAGCGCATCATGACCATTGCTAGGGCAGCCAGCAGGACAAGCCCGGAATACTACGCATGGCATGCGATGAAGGCACGTTGCTACGACCAGCGAGCGAAATCTTACAAGCATTACGGCGGCAGAGGCATCAGTGTCTGTCAAGAATGGCTCGATTCATTCGATGATTTCTATTTGCACGTGGGGCCAAAGCCAACGCCGAAGCACTCGCTTGACCGCATAAACTCTGACGGAAACTACGAGCCTGGCAATGTTAGGTGGGCAACCGAACTAGAGCAGCAAAACAATCGACGCTGCTGCGTAATGGTGACTTATCGCGGTAGGAGTATGTCACTCAAGAATGCGTGGCGTTCGGCGGGGAAAGTCTGTGCTTACAACACAGCCCAAACGCGCCTCAAGAAAGGCTGGGAAGTACTCCCGGCTTTAGAAACACCATCAACATATCGATCAATCAGAAATAGACACCGGGATAGTCGCAATGGATAACGACACGAAGGCGACGGAGAGGCCGTGGCGGGTTGAACCGGCAGGCGGCGGCGAAATTCTCATTATCGCGCCCCGAAAGGGGTTCAACAGGAATGGCGTCGAAAACGAGTGGGCTATTGCTCGCGTCGGGGATGAAGGTCTTTGGGATGAAGATGACCCGAAGCACTCAAAAGAGGATGAGGCCAACGCGGAACTCATCGTCCGCGCCGTCAACTCCTACGACCCAGCCCTACAGGACAGGCTCACCAAGGCGGTGAAGGCGCTGGAGGAACTAGAGAAGGCTTCAACACAAGTTTCCAGCCGCGGAGCGGTCACAGGCCCGCAATGGGTGAAACTGACCGGCGCGCTCCTTAGCGCTCGTTGTGTCCTCCGCCAGATCAAGGAGAGCGAGTGATGGCCCGGCCGGTAATGGACGAAGACATAGTGGTCGCGGAAGCCGAGCACGACATCGAGGAAATCGCTTGGTGCATCGCCGCTCTCAAGGCCCGTGAAGCAGGAGAGCAGCGGTGAGTGTGTATCTGAAGCCCTGCACAGGATGTCCACTCCGAAACGGCTGCGAGCAACGTGATGAGTTTCGCAAGCGCGTTTCTGGCCTAGGACTTCGGTCCGCGACCTTTAACTGCGAGCGGCTTGCCAAGGCCATTCAAGCCGGCACCAGGATCCTTGTCTCGCACCCCATCAGGGTCGAGACAGGAGGATCGTATGAAGGTCCCGAATACAGAATAATTCGCGCGGACTTTTCTGCGACGATCACCAATTCCGATCGCGACAAATTCTCGTGCGTCATTGACCGAGACGCCTTGGTTGAAGCTATCGACGATCAGGGTGGAGAGGATTCCGAGAAGGTCGACACGTATCGGTTTCGAAAGAAGATGCTTGCGCGTCGTGTTGTGCGATTTCTTGACGAACCGAAGCGTCACATTTGCGGCTGCGGAAACCCTGTCCTTCCTTCCGGCGAATGCGACAAGCGATCAAACGAGGATTGCTGGGCAGCAGGAGGGCAGAATGGGAAGTGAGGCAATGAAGTTTGCCTACGCCGATCCCGTCTACCTTGGCTGCGGCAATCTCTACGATTCGCATCACCAGGACTCACGCGCTTGGGACGATCCCGAGACACACCGAACGCTGATAAAGCGTCTCTGCGAGGACTATCAGGACGGTTGGGCAATGTCTCTAAGCTCGCCTTCCTTGCGCGTCATTTTGCCGATGTGCCCTGAAGATTGTCGGGTGGCTGCTTGGGTAAAGCCGTTTGCCGTCTTCAAGCCAAACGTAAACCCTGCTTACGCTTGGGAGCCTGTCATTTTTCGAGGTGGCAGGAAGCGCTCTCGCGACGAGGCAACGGCGCGCGATTGGGTCAGCGCGAATATCACCCTCCGTCGCGGGCTTACTGGCGCGAAGCCGAGAGACTTCTGTCTATGGGTTCTCGATCTACTTGGCGTTCGAGCCATCGATCAATTGGACGATCTATTCCCGGGCACGAACGCGATGGCCGCAGCTCGCGGGCTCATACCCGCCGATCAAGATGAATTGTTTACAGCAGGAGCTACCCAGCATGTCCGGTGAAGCCAAGACGCCCGACAAGGTGAAGCTGAACGAAAATCACCGCTTTCTTCTGACGAAGTTGATCGAAGGAGACTTCACGCCATACGGCTCCTGCAAAGGCCGCACGTTCGATGAATTACTCGACCTAGGATTTGTGCAGCTTCTTGGACCGACTTCTGCTCGCGGCATCGAATACAATCTTGTGACAGTCACCCCTTCCGGCCGCTCTGCCCTTCAAGGAGGCGCAAATGATTGAGAAAGCGCTTTACGACAAGCGAGGCATCCCCATCGAACGTGGCGACATTGTGAAGGTGTTTCACTTCACCGGCGCAAGGCGGAAGCGTTATTACATGTATAAGCAATGTCTTGGTTTCGTTTTGGTCGCCACGACAACCTACGTTGCGTTCTCGCACCTGAACTTCATCGAAGATGTGCGAGCGCAAGACGGTCCCTATCTCGAAATACCGGACGGTCGAACCCTTTCAGATTATGAAATTGTTCAAAGCATCAAACGCGAGTTCGAGGATCGGCCTCGTCAAGGAGGCGCGAAGTGAAACCAGACCTAGAAGAACTGCGCAGGCTGGCGGAAGCGGCGACTCCGGGCCCTTACGACGCGCGACTTGTTCGCGGGATACCGGCAGACTGTGTTGATTATGGCGTTATCTCACTTGTCACAGGCCAAGAGACTTGTCGCACATGGACGGAAGATGACGCGCGCTTCTATGCCGCCGCCAATCCCCAAACCGTACTTTACCTTCTCGACCGCATCAAGGAATTGGAAGCGGATAACGAGAGGATGCGAGAGGCATTGGAGCAACGAGACAACGACTTGTCGCTCGTGCTCGATTGTTTTGAGTTCTATCGGGATGCGGCCGGAGAAAGCATGGACCCAGAGGATTCAGAGACTATTCAGCAAATAAATTCCGATCTGATCTTGCGGCAACTCGATGTCGCTAGGGCTGACCGCGCCCGCGCTCTACTAGAAGGTGAATGAAGATGATTAGCTGCCCCAAATGCAGAGCCATCAATATTTCTGGACCGAGATACGTCAAATTTAGATTTGGTGGCGAAGCTCTTCGCTACACCTGCAACAATTGTGGGTTTGAGTGCGACGAACCTACAGCGGATTCTAGGGGCGACGAGCGAGGTTTTCAGCCTCTGTGGAAACTGTCTGGACGACGCCCATGACGACGCAAGCACCCATGATTGTGTCGCTGCACCAAAACTACCTTCTCCCCGTAGCGCAGGAGGGTTGGGCGCTGAAACCAAGCGAACCCACAAAGGAGATGTGCGAGGCAGGCGCAGAAGCATTGCGGGGCGAGTTACCGCTCGTCGGCGAGTTGCGTCTTAGCTTGCATGGATGGGGCGCTTACCACGCCTACAAAGCCATGCTCGCGTCCGCCCCCACGCATCCAAAGGGAGGGCGGTAGGTGAGATTTATTTGCTTTGGAGGCAATCTAATTGTTGCGTTAGTTTGCGCCGATTATGCAAACGGCGTTCTTCCTCAGTCTATTTTTCAGGGAAAGTATATATCGCTCTGGTGGCTCTTTGCGATCTTTTGGCTCGCTTCCGGATTTCGCGTATTACTAAATGGTGCTCGCTAAGATGATACATAACGACCTCATGGAAGCCGCGAGAAACCTACGGCAGAGCGTTCTCTGGCAATCAAACGAAAGCGTGCTGCAAATCTATGAAGCACTTCTCGCCGCCGAGCAACGGGGAATTGAGAGGGCGGCGCGGTTGGTCGAAATTCTTGGAATAACGGATTTTGATGCGGGTCCAGAAGCTCCGGGAAAAATGATATCCGGTCGCGTTCTGATCGATAACACGCCCACGCGAGAAGAAACGGCATCTGCCATCCGCTCCCTCTCACCAAAGGCGGAGGGGTAGATGGCGAAGAAAGCCGACCTTCCTCTTTTTCCGAGCGAGACGCAGATTGGTCAGGCGGTTCTCGGGGATCGCGCCTCGGAGTGGCCGTCGCTCGCGAAATATCTTGAGGAAAAGCACGGGCTCAGGAAGCCGCACCCCTTATTTGGCCGCCGTTATTGGCCTCACGTCATCGCGGCAATTGAGGCTTACTTGCAAGGCGCGCGCGGCGCATACACCATGACGGCCGAACCTGAGGATGGGGAGCCGGATTACAGTGGTGAGGCCCAGAGAGCCTATAACCGTAGGGGACACGGAAATGCCGCTCAACGCGCCAGGACTTAGGCGCGTCCGGCGGAAGGGTGGCGTCGAACTCTATTGGGTTTGCAGCGTGCGTGCACGCAAACTCGGCTACTCGCCGCGCACCGTCAGGCTTTTCTACGATCTCGGAAGCGCAGAGTCGGCAGCCTCGCTCGAAGAACATTGTCGCCGACTGCAGAAGGAAATGATGGAATGGCTCGGTGAGCCAGAGATCAGCCGCAAGGTGACGTTCGACGGCAAGCTGGGCACGCTGATCAGACTCTACCAGAGCGACAAAGACAGCCCCTATAGATCGCTGCGGCAGAACACGCAGCGTTCATACGATTATCTCTGCGGGATTCTTGAGCGCACAAACGGCAAGCGAGTGTTAGCGCGGCTGACCGGCAAAGATCTGTTCGAAATGTATAAGAACATTCGCCGGCCGCCGGGGACTGACGGCCCGCCGCGTGAACGGCTCGCGCGCATGTGCGTGCAGCAGATGATGCGGGTCCTTATAAACTACGGCATCTTCTGCAACTACGAGCCTTGCTTCCGGCTGGATACGATTCTGTCAAAGGTGACCTTTCGCGTCCCGGAAGAACGCGAGCAGCCGAAAAAGCAGCGTGTGGCGATGACGTTTGCCCAAGCGGAAGCCATCGTGAAAAAAGGTCTTGCCAAGGGCACGAAGCGGCATGCCCGTGTCGCCCTCGGCGTTGCGGCACAGTTCGAGTTCACCATGAGCCAGATCGATGTCATCGGCGAATGGATCATGATCAAGGGACGCCGCGACATTACTCCGGGCGAGATCGTGCGTACCGGCAAGGTTTGGCGGCCCGGACTTCGCTTCGAAGACTTCGCGTCTGGAAGTCTCTCGGTGGTGCGGTCAAAGACTGCAGTCGGCGCAGAGTACGATACTTCCGCCTACCCTCTGTTTCAGCAAGCGCTTGCAGCGGTGCCGGAGAATGAGCGGACCGGGGCCGTGGTCGTGAAAGACAACGGCGACCCGATCGCCAAGCGATACTATGTCGAACTCTTTCGGGAGTTGGCCGACGAGGCAGGCGTTCCGAAGAACGTCTGGAACATGCACGCCCGGCACGGCGGTCTCACCGAAGGCTATAACGCAATCATGTCGAGCGCCGGGGAAGGAAAGACGGAACTGAACGACTTGCGCATACACGGGCAGCACGCCGATCTTCAGACGACCACAGCGATCTATGTCCGTCCCGGCGCCGAGCCGACGCGCCGGGTAGCCAAGGCGCGCGTAGCGCTCCGAGCAAAGAAGGGTAACGCAGCGTGACTCTTGAAGAACATCGCCGCCGGCTTCTTGCGATCAAGAGCGCCTCACCGACGATCCGGCGTCACGTGAACCTGCTTATTGGGATCATCACCAAGGCGATTATCCAAAAGGCAGAACGATGCGGGAACCGGGGTTGCTAACAAGGTTGCTAACAGAGTTACTAACAAATCGGCTAAGTATTGGTCGGAGCGGCAGGATTTGAACCTGCGACCCTCTGGTCCCAAACCAGCACCGACTTATTGATATATATAACGTATGTTGGTCAAGGGGTCGAAGGGCACATCCAGCCTTCGGGCGCAAATGAAAAAAGAGCCGCCCCCGGATAGGGAGCGGCTCAAGTTGGTTCACAGGGAGGAACGTCAGAGACTCTACGGGAGCCTCTTGCCTGAAAGCGTCAGGCGGCGCATCTGCCCGGAAGGGCGGATTCAGTTCGGGGTGGGACGCTGTTCGATAAAGCGCTCAATCCGACCCATAAATTTCTCGATGCTTTCGAGCTTCACTTCCATGCGGGTAATGCGGTCGCCCTGCGGTGCAGTAAGGAGCGCCCTTGCTTCAAGCTGATTGACACGCTCGTTTATGGAAGAACCCCACCAAATGACGCCTGCGGTCTGAAGGACAATCGTCAGGATCATCGCGAGCGGAACGCGGCGGTCGAGATGCCAGTGACGATTCTGTGTCATCGATTGTTCAACGCCTTGCCTCGCTTCTTGTTCACGGCTTCAACACTCGCGGCCGCGGCCAGTTGCATACTGCGATGCCGCGCTCGATCGTGGTATCGATCCAGCGCTGCGACGGCTTGTTGGCGCCGCGGATGACGTGCTTCGGCGCAGGAAACGCCTCGCAGGCGCCGGTTATGGTAGCCGGGCCGGTGTGCTGGCAGGCGGCAAGCGCAAAAGCCAATGCTGCGGCGATGACGATTCTCATGGCAGCGTGCAGACCCCGCGTTCTTGGATCCAGTCGCCGCCACGATCGTAGCAGTCCTCGACCGAAATAGAGGCCTCGTTTGCGCGTTCAACCGCGCGCCGGTTCTGGTCGTTAACCTTCTGCTGGGTGTCGGCGGCGCCCCGGTTATAGGCGCGCGATTCCAGCGCTGAGACGACGAGCAAGGCCACGGCCGCAATCAGCAGGCCGTAGATCACGGTGCGCCCTGCCTTGCTTTGCATCACGACGGCAAAGATCGGCGCGGTGACAGGAAGGAATTTGATGAGCAGCGGCCCGGATGCGAGCGCGACGGCAAGCCACGTCTTCCAGCTTGTGAGGAACGCGATCATTGCAAACCCTCAAGGCATATCTTCTTTTCGGCCGCTCGCCGGTTTACGAGGCCTTGCACGACGCGCCCGCCCGCCCGGTTAAAGGCAGGCAGGAGATTGCAGGCCGCTCGAAAGTCTCCGGCATTGATGAGGCGCGGCAGCGATGATCGGCAGAAGCCTGCGGTGCCGATGTTATAGGTGAGAGAGACAAAAGCGACGTAGCTTTTCTCCGGGATGGCGTCTGGCGCAATCAGACACTTCCGCATCCCTGCTTCGTGCTTCTGGATAGAAGGCAGGAACATCGCGTCGCATTCGTCTTTCGTAAATTTCATCCCCGGCCTGATGCCGAGCGTCTCGCCGTAACAGGCCGTCCATACACCGATGACATCACGGTAAGAGTAGAGCCGAAGCCCTTCCCACGCTCCGATCAGCGCAATCGCGAGCGCGGCGGCAGCGCCGCCTTTCTTCAAGCGGCTCATTTGTCACCTTCGATCGATTGCTGCGCCACGAGGCGCGCGACGAGCGCAGCAAACGTGATTGCGAGCGTAAAGAGCGCAAACATGCCTCGCGGCACCATGTAGAGCTGCGGAATGAAGGGAAGTACCGCCTCGATCGCGGACAGGATGCCGGCGAGGACGATAAGCCGGATGCTCCATGCCCGCGTGACGATCTCGCGCCAGTTGGAAAGCAGCTTCATGGCGTCACCCCCGCGAGCCGCGCGACACGGCGATATCCTTTCGGTGTGAAATGGATGCCGTCGCCAGCGAGTTCGGAGCGCTCGAATTTGACCGCTCGCAGCGAGACGTAGCGAACGCCGGTAGCGGCCAGCCGAGACGCGAGATAGGTGTCGGCCTGATCCGAATAGCGATCCCACGGCCGCTTGGTGCGTACCGGGCCGATCCATGTCATGCGAAGATCGTTCTCGCGCGCGACGACCAGCGCGGTTTCGACGGAAGGCCGAAAACCACGGAGGCGCTCGGCGGCGTCATTGGTGCTGCCGCAGAACACAACAGCAGAACCTTTGGGCAGCGCCCGGAGCCAGCCGATTAGATCGCGCGTCTTCGCCCCGCGCCGGATGTAGCCGGGAGCAGGATGAACGGACGCCATACCCTCACAGATGCTGTCACCAACGACGTAAGGCAGGCGAGTATCCGCACCCGCGCACGACACAAGGCCGGCAAAAGCGGAAATTGTCAGTAGCCAGACTGCCGAAGCACGCGCCATCGGGGCATCCCCTTTGGCCGCAAAGTCCCGATTTCACGGGCGGTCAGCAACGCACCCATGAAAGCTGCTTTCATGGGTGATTATTCGCCCCGCCGAATTTGTAGCCGATATGTTGATCGGCGCAGGATACGAAAAGCGCCGTTAGCTTTTATGTGATCTCGAAAAGATCGGCGCCTTGTTGGTAGCTGTTACCGGCTGTTGTAGACCATGTAACAGCAGTGCCATTCGTATAGGACGCCGAATCAAGATAAGCCGCCGCATGAGTGAAGACGCCATTGGATGGCGCCTGCACGAGCGTGAAGCCGGAGAGTGCGAGAGTGTTTGCGGCGTCGCGCTCATAGGCAACAGAGACCACGAATTTGCTACCTACTGCTTTAGTGAAGCCGGAAAGCGGAATGGTTGCCCCGCTCAAACTCGCGGCCAGTTCTTTGTGCGTCACTGTCGTAACGTTTCGGAACACCTGCAGAGACACCATGCCGGAAGACCCGATGGTCGAAAGTGTGCCGGGTGTAGATATATCCGTCGAGGTTAGCAGCTTCCACCGACAGGTGCGATAGTATCCATGCCCGGAGGCCCACAACGTCTCTGCCGCAGCGACATTGTACCCGCTGGCACTGATCGTCACGCCGGTAGAAGTGGACTGGTTGTGACAAATGAGGACAAGATCACCCTCCTGCGTGCCTGCCGGGAAGCTGAGCGTGCCAGTAGTCAGGATGTGTTGACCGACGAAGATGCCGGGGGTGCCGCTATTCTTCTTCCGTTGGACGAAAATTATCTGCGCAGCTTCATCAAACGAAACCCCATGTCGATCAGCGTAATTGCGAACAACCTGAATGCCGCGCTGATCCGCAAGTGACTTCGGAAGCTCGCTCGCCCGAATAATTGCAGGCTTCGGCGGCTGATAGAGGTCCATCACGGCAACCTGAACGTAAGTTCAACCGTGAGGCCCTTGGGCTTCGTAGTCGAAACCGCATCAACGTCGATGCGGAATTGATCTCCGGTCTGCACGTCATCCTTCGACGTGTCGATCACTGCTGGCGTTGCGGCTGTCGAAGTATCGACCTCCGTGCTGTCAATCGTGATCTTGGTTGTGAGCACATCGACAAACGAGCCACCAAGTCGCTTACGAGCGACCTGAACATCCGTGGTGCCTGTTGTGCCAGCGGTCTGCACCTGAGCGGCGACACGAACCAGGTCCATCCCGTTCAAGGTCTGCGGGATGCGCCAGAAAATGTCGCCGGCTCCATCCCCGGTTACAACGTCCTGCGAATCATCAAAAACCAAGATCGATACGATGAACTCTCCGAAGATAGAGCCAGCGAGGCCATCAGGCGTTACCGCCCTGCCCGTGTCGGTGCCGTTCGAAGTCTCCGAAGTGTCGGCAAGCTCAACATGGCCTACCACGCTCGTGGATGCAGCGTTCGTGAAGCGGCTGTCATCGCCCGCCGCCACCGTGCCAGCGGTCGATCCTGTGTTCTTGAAAGCAGCGTCACCCGGAGCGCCCGAGGCGTGGCCTTTGATACCCTTTCCGCCACCATCGCCTACAACAAGAGTGGCGTCTGTGATGTTCGATGCGGCGCTTACATCGCCCGTTCCTGTGCCGTCCTCTCCGAACATATACCCGACGATGCTGCCCCAGGCGCCGCCAGCCTTAGGGCCGTAAACCGACCAGCGCGCGTGCGCGGTGTTCACATATACGTCACCATTGGAGCCGAAGGCATCGCTCGGGACTCCGCTGCCGTAGTATGTGAAGTCAGCGGCAGCCAGCAAAGCGACGATATTGCTTTCGGCCTGCTGCGCGTTGTTGGCAGCCGTCGAGGCGGCGCTCGCGTAACCAGCCGCGTTCGCGATGTCCCCGACCGGAATCGTAGTTTCCGGGTCGCCGTCTGGATCAGAGAACGAAAGAACCTTCCCGGCGCGCGTCGCAGCATCTGGCAGCGCAGCGGCCCGATCTCCGGGTGCCAGCTTCAGCGATGCCCGGCCCCATGCGTAGAGTTCGCGCAGCGTCGCGATGACGACTGAAAATGTGAGGTTGAACGACTCGGCGCCGATACCGACGCCAGGCGTGAACTGCGAGAGCCGCTTCGGTTTGACCTCGCCAATGACCTCGACATCGCCGGTCTGCGCATTGTCGAAGGTCACGCGGCCATCGCCAGCGGGCAGGGTGTCGGACGCCACGTTGAGGCCGGAAAAGCTGGTCAGCGTCCAGTCCGCAGCGTCGATCAGCACGCCGTCCACAAAAACCGACAGATCATCAGCGCCGCCGAAAACCGGAAAGCCAACCGTGACCGGCCCGGTACTCGCGCTCAGGCTCGCAGTCGAAATGCGGTCGCTGTTCGGGACAATCGGGATGCTCGACATGGCGGCGAAAGTGCCGCTGCCGCGAAGCGCCAGCAACGCACCGCTACTGCGCCTTCACCGGGATGCCGAAGGCGGAATTGACGCCCTTCTCTGCGGCGTCGAACAGCATGCGGGTATAGAGAAGGTTCTGCGTCGCAAAGAGCAGCCGCAGCGCATGGGTATCGCCTTCGGTCCACTCGCCGGCCCCGGCCGCGCCGGTCACGCGAAGCAGGTTCTGGATCTTGCCCCAAGTAGGCCCGAGCACGAGATCGGCGGCGTTGCGGTTCGCGTATCTCGACAGCGGCTTGTCGGCCCCGATGAGACGGTAGATGTCCACGGCACCGCGGCTGCCCTTCGAGGCGATGGCGTTGCCTTCCTCGAGCCAGCCGATGACGCCGGAGCGCGACAATCCTTCCTTGATCCAGTCCTGCGGCCGCTCCGATACCGGCTGGCCCGACGCGAAGGTGTGCAGACGATAGGCCAGCATGCCGAGGCCGACCGAGAACACGAGGCCCTGCAAAGCGGTGGCATCATGCCGCTGAAGGTTCGCGAGCATGATGCGGGAAGTCGAAGACGCCATGAAGGTCTTGAACTGCCCGAGCACGCCCAGAACAGGATTGCTCATCCAGAGCGGCTTTTCCTGCCCCGGTGTTATGACGGCGATATCGACGTCACGGGCGACAGCCCCGCGGAATGCCGACACGGCATCCGCCGCCTTCCAGTCGCCGGTATTCGGAATATGCACGCCATCGATGGTTTCGCCTGCGGCCTGAAACTCGCGCCAGATTTTATCGGCCATCGCGGGGTTGATGTTGGACTCGCCGAGCAGTCGTGTCTGCGCCTTCGTCGCCTTGCCGGCGACGGTCGCCTCGGCCGCGCGCAGGAGATTTGCCGACGCCACGGAGGCCGCAACACGCTTCTGGAAATCCGTCAGGGGTGCCAGCAGATTAGCGACGAAGAACTTGTCGGTCACGGCTTCCAGCGCGCGTTCGACGCGGGACTGTGAGCGATACATCTCCGTGATGTCGTCGATGCTGCGCTGGCGGCTCGCGATCGCGGTTTCGACACCGATTGCAAACGCCCGGAACTCGCGGCCCTGCTTCTTGATCGCCTCCGCGGTTTCCTTGCTACCGATAGCCCTCATCCACGGCCCCCAGCCGTCCGCAAAGGCACTTTCGAAGCCGTGGCGGAAAACGACGCCAGCCATGTCCGGCAGCGACGACACCGCCATCATGCCGCCGGAGACGAGATTGTTGACGCGCTTTGCCGCCGAAGCGATGCGGGCGGCGTTCCTCATCTGGACGTCCTGCGAGAAGCCGTAGACGTTGCGGATGCGGTCGCGGATCGCGGCGAGATCGGCCGTTACCCGATCACGCTCCTTCGCAAGCGCCATACGCTCCTTCGGTCCCTTGGCCTCCGCGATCAGCGCGGCATATTCCTCGTTGTGCGAGCGAAAGACTTCGCTCATGCGGATGTCGCCGAAGCGTTCGGCGATCAGCACGTCCGGCACGACGGAGCGCAGATAGCCGCCGACGACATCCTCGACATCATCGACCAGCCACTTCCGCTTGACGTCATAAGGCAGATTGAACTCGCGCTCGTTGAGCGAGCCGCGGAGATCGCCGCCGCCGGTCGGTCCTCGTTCGGCATAGCCCACGGAGACGTCATAAGGCAGGCGGCCGTCGGGACCGCCGATCCAGCGATCTACGGTTTCCTCGGCGCGAGCACGCAGATCATCGATCGGTAGTTCGCGATCCGATTTCAGGATCCGCTTCACCGCACGATCGACGGCATCGTCGGCGGACGTCAGGCGCGGCGCGTCGGCTGCACGGCCTTTCTCTGCCGCATATTTCTCGCGTGCTTTCAGCGCGGCCTTGGCTTCCTGCGTGGACTTGCCTTCCCACTTGGCCAGATCATCCTCGATCTTGGCGCGGACCTCGGCATGAAACTCACGCGCGATAACATCCATTTCCTCCAGCAATTCTTTTCGGGCCTCGGCATCCTGCAAACGTTCTTCGAGTTTCTGGAGGCGGCGTTCATTGACGCGCGCATTCGAACTGGCTTCTTTGCCGCGCGCCTTCTCCACACGAAGCGTCGCGTAACGGCGCTCGACCTGTTCAATCGCTCTCCGCAGAGTATCGCTCAGGTTCGGGCTTCGCCTAACAAGTTCCTGCATCAACTCGATGGCTTCATCGAGGTCGGCCGCTTCGGACGCAATTCTCGCCGTGCGTTCTTCCAGCGTCTCCGCGCGCCTCTCGGTGCGGGCCGCTTCGCCGCTGCGTTCTGCCCGGCGGATATCCAGTTCAGCTTCTTTTGCTGTTGCTCGCTCAAGTCTCGCTTCGAGTTTCGCGATCTGCTTGTTCCAGCTCTGTAATTGCGCGTGATGAAAATCAAGACGCTGCTGGATTGCGCGCTTCTGTTCCTGATCGGCGACGTAGTACCGCGTGATGTCTTCCACAACCTCGGGCCGGTTCGCGTTGATCTTGTCTTTGTCCGGCATGTGCGGGGCATAGCTTTCGCCGTCGTTGCCCTGCCACATCCTGAACTCGGGGATCGCCTTCTCGGCGCGCGCCGACATCGTGTCGAAAAGGTTCTTGCGGATGAATTGTGCCGCGGCCTGCACCTGCGGGATTTCGTGCCGGTCGCCTTTGTTGAGCGCGTCGAAGACCTCGCGCTTAAACTGATCGAAGGTCAGCCCTTTCGGACTGCCGGACAAGTTGCCGACAAATTCGCGCAGATGCGGGAACGACTGATCGGCGTTGCCGTATTTTACTTCCGACCAGAGCCGGGTCAGTTCGTCGTTCCATTTCACGCGCATGCCGTCGGCGAACATCAACGCTTCGCGGTTCAGCGCCGGACCACCGCGCATAGTCGTCGTGCGGCCCGCAAGGTTTTCGTCGAACAGCAAGGCGGTTTCGGCGAGATCAGCCATGGCACGACGGGCAGCCGTGCCCTGCGACTGGTACACCCGAAGATCGGGAAACAGCCGCTTCACGACGTCTCGCACGACCGGCACCTTATCGAAACCGTAGGAAGTCACGTTGAGCGTGCGGGTATCTGTCGCCGCTGCGGAAGCGGCCTGCGCCATTGGCGGTGCTACCCCGGCGTCCTCGGGTACCCGAGACGGCGATACCGGAGGCGCTTCGGTCTTTTGCAGATTGCCCGCCAGATGATCGCCCAGGATTTCGCGCTCCCGCGCAAATGCGGTTTCCAGCACCACCGCTTCGGCGCGCGACAATCGCGCTACACCGGCACCGAGCAGGCCGCCGAGCAGCGCGGCGGTGCCGACCGAAAACGCGGCATCCGAAAAGCCATAGGTCTCGTGCGTGCCCTGCAACACCGCTTCCGTCATGATCGCCTGCGAGGCGCCACCGAGCATGAATGACCGCGCCGTACGCAGGATGTCGTAGCCGCCGCGCGCGGAGCGATAGACAGCACCGGCAGGCAGGAAGATCGTCGGATCAAGCAGGCTTGCACCGAGCGAGGCGACAACACCGGCATTCCCGGCCGCCGCAAGCGTCTGCTGGTCACGTTCTTCTGCATCGATCCGCGCCATGATCGAATACGTTTCGGCGGTCGAGCGCGACGTCAGAAAGTTGTCGGCGTGCCGCTCGAAGTATTTGGTGTCGCGGATGATATCCAGCGGGTTGTGCTCGTCCTCGGGCTTGAACGCTTCCTGCTGCGACCACCGATAGAGACTGACTACCGGATTGACCGCGCGGAAAGCCGCCGCGACGGTATCCAGCAGCAGGGGCTGCTTGATCGGTTCGGGCTCGCCCGCCCCAAGTGATGCCGAGTCCCGTAGCAATCCCGGATCGTTCTCGAAGACGATTCCCATTACCGAACCATCCCGGGGCTGAGTTCCTGCCACCGCTTGTAGACGTCGCTCTTCCGCCCAAACCGTTCTTGGGCCTTAGCAAACTCGTCGCCATTGAAACGAAACCGGGTAACAGCCGTCCGCCGCGCGTTCAGAGGCGCGGCCGAGCCGATGTTGAACGGCCCGTCCTGTACAATCTCATCAACCGGCCGCTCCCACAGATTGATTTCGCGCCGATCCTTGTCGAATACAAATAGCTGATAGGACGGCCGGAGATCGGCCGGCGGCATCTTGCCGGGGTTTGCGGCCTTCCACTGATTGTAGCGCGCGATCTCGCTTTCCGTCTGCGGGTCGGCAAGGAGCTGGTACGACCAGTTCTGCGCACCTCCGATTCCGAGGTTCAGTGGGTTCGCAATCTGGGAAATATTGTCCGGCTTCATCCCATCCTTCGTCAGCCGCACCCCTGCAACCGTTGGCGAATACTTAGGACCAAGAGCGCGCTCGATAGCCCCTTCCACTTCGGCGCCCATCCATGCATGCGAGCCGTCCACCATCGGCGCCCACGATTCCGGCGGACGCCGCATCAGCTGGTTGCCGTTCGTCGCTGACACGCCCCAGATGCGGCCTTGCCACTCGACCGAACGCTTCAGCGCGTTCTCATGATCGACCCCCTGCGCGCGCAGTTCGGCGTAGAGGCTCGCGAACTCGCGCTTGAAAGCCATGGCCTGCACGCCATTGGCCGGAAGCTGCGCGGCTCCAAAAGTAATCCCGAGGACGCTGGTGCCGAAAGCATTGAGGACCACACGGTTGTCGAGTTTCAACGCTTCGTCGCGGAATTGCTTGACGACTTCTGCGCGCGCTTTCGCTGTCGAAGGATCGTCCGCGCGCTGCATCTGCTCAACGACACGCTCGGGTGGTAAATAGGACAGATTCTCCTGCCACGCCGCCATCTTGCCGTACAACGCTTCGCCGAAAGTAGCCTCGAACTGTGCCGGGTTCGCGCGATAGGCGACATCAAGCGCTGCGAACGCGGCAGACACGCGCGTCGGGTCTTTGGTTCGGATCATGCCCTCGAGTGCGGACTTGAAAGCGGGCTGAGAGATCGTCTGCGCAAACATTTCCGGCGATGTGCCCTGATGCAGTTTGCCAAGCAGGGAAGCGGCGCGCGCCGGATCGCCCTGTGTCAGCACCGGACCGAGGCGTTCGATTTCCGTGGTATCGAGCGCCGCCACCGGCCCGTTCGTCGGATTGTGGTTCTGGATCGCGCGCGCGGTCGCGACGCGCTGCGGCAGCGCCTTCTCGATCGCCGCCGGGTCCTCGACGTTGAGGTAATCCGGGCGCGCCGTCACGATGCCCTGCCGCGGCGCTTCGGCGTGCGGGTTCGCTGCGAGATTTTCCGTGCCTGCCTTGACCTGATCCTCGATCGCGCGCTGCGCCATACTCTCGGCACGCGTCAGGCCGGTGGTTTCGGCCTTCTTCTGCAGGCCAGCCAGCAAGGCATCGCGCTGCTGCTGCGGTAGCGCTGCGACGAGGCGGCCGTTCTCGTAGGCCGTCAGATGCTCGGCGAGTTTCTTCCCTTCGTCGAATTTGCCGGTGATCTGGATCCAGTCCACCAAGGTATTCAGTTCGTCCTCGTTGACGGCGTTTCGTTTCTTCGTGGCATCGATGAAGTTCGTCACCATCTGCGAGACGCCCTGCGTCATTTCCTGCGTGATGACCCCGGCAACATTCGCGCGCGCGGCACCGACAAAGGGGTTCGCCGCGACATTTGCATCGGTGCGCGACGTCGCATCGCCGGCCATCTGCTGGATACGCTGCAGGAAACCGCCGACCGTGGGATAGGCCCGCATCCATTCGTTCGCCGCCAGAACGGCGTCGCCCCAGGTCTCGCCCTTCTTGCCGCGCCACGACGGGATCACGCTGTCGAGCGTGCCCTTCAGCGAGGCGTCGGGGTTTGCCTTGAGCAGCGTTTCGGCTCCGTGCGCGCCCTGAAAGTGCGCGAGATAGACTTCCGCCGGGTTCGGTGCTCGACCGAGCCGGTTCGTCATGTCGGCGATGCGCGCCTTCAGCGAAGTGATGCCGGCCTTGATCTGGGTGTCGGCATCGGCGTCATCCGGCACGCCATAAAGCTCGCGCTGCTGCTTCATCAGCTGGAAGACACCGACGGCCCCGGATTTGTTGGCAGCGGTCGGGTCGAGACGGCTTTCGCGATAGGCAACCATGGTCGCGACGGCGGGATCGATGCCCTGCGCCACAGCCTCGGCGACGATCTTGTCCTTGATGCCGCGCTGCGTCGGCGACAGGTTCAGGCCCGAGTTCAGATCGCGGACAAACGACGGCTTCAAGGCATCCGGCATCGCGCGGTAGGAGCGGAGAATCTGGTTCTCCATATATGCCCCGCGTAGCGAAAACGCCGACTTCACGTCGCCGAGCCGTTCCGCGCGGTTCACCAGCTCCTCATGCGTGCGGGGATCGATTTCGATGCCGCGCTTGTAATTCTGCGTGATCTGCGTGACTTCCTGCTGGAAGCCTTGCAGTTGCGCGGCGGTTTCCGCGGTCAAGCCTTCCAGACGCGCGAGCCCACGCGAGACAAGCTGCGTGCGCTCCGCTGCGCTCAGGTTCAGATCGGACCGCCACGCCACGGCTTCGAGATGGCGGCGGGCTTCGTCCTTACCCTTCTTCGTGAAGATGCCATCCATCGCGCCGATGGCGGCCTCGACGATATGGTTGGCCTCCATCTTCGTCCGCGCCGCAGTCGCCAGTTCCGGCGGATACTTATAAAGCGGGTTCTTCGTCAGTTCGGTTTCGATCTGGCGATGATCGGCGAGACGCTGCTGATATTCCGGCGTCTCCGTGCCGCCGGTTCGTGCAAGCGCCGCGAGTTCGTTTTCCAGTTTCTGCGATCGCAGCAAAAGGCCAGTCTTCGCACTGTCGATGTCGAGGTTCTGCTTTTCGGCCGCAAGCGCGCGGTAGTGTTGCTGCACCTGATTGGTGGCCTGCGCCTTCACGATGTCGCGCAGTTTCTCGTCGGGCTCGTTCGTGGCGAGCTTTTCGATATAGGCCTTGCCCCATTCGTCGAACTTCTCGGGATCGCCGCGCAGCTCGAGCCGCTTCTGCAGAACCTCGTCTTCCGTCTTGTTCTGCATCAAGACGGCCCATTTATTCAGGCCAACACGGTTATAGGCTTCGCCTGCCTTGCCGGAGAACGCCGGCATCTGCTCGAACTTCGGCGTCCCGTCCTCACCAATGGTAACGGCGCGGCGGCCCTCATCCTCGGCGATGCGGACACCGGCAGCCTCGACGCCTTCGCCGAGCGTGCCGAGCGCGTTGCCCAGCATCTGCATCGGCGCGCCGACGACTTCGCCGGATACCCGCGAGCGCGGCGCTTCGGTAGTGACGAGACGGCGCGGGACTTTCGGGAGATCGACCACGGGCTACCTCGCCGCCATGCCTTTGATGCCGATACCGGCGGCGCTGAGATACGAAAGGTTCAGCGAAGACCGCGCCGCGCGCCGCAAGTACGCTGCCGAGCGCTCGTCGTCGTCGGCCTGTGCCCGCATGTTGCCGACCTTGATGCGGCGCTGGCTGTCCGAAACCTCGCCCTGCTTTTCGATCACGGCGTCCGAGGTCGGGCTATCCGTCATCCCGGCCGAGGCGCGGATCGCACGGATATGGCCCACCGTGCTTTCGAGTTCGTCGCGCAGGAATGCGTCGGTCTGATCGGCAGCGACGCGACCGGCGCGCGCGTTACGCGCGGCCTGCTCGGACTGAAAGGAAAGCGAGTCCGACTGACCTTTGCCCTTTCCGAGCGCGCCAGCGACCTGAAATCCAATTCCGAGTAGTCCGAGCGCCGGCCCTTGCATCGCGATCTCCCGTCGATGCTACGGTGTCGCGCGGGCAGGAAATCGCAGCAACGCACCCTCGCGGCGCTGATCGCTACACCGTGACGGCACCTGCCATCTCTAACACCGTGCAAGGTCCCGGCACCGACTTCTCGAAGATCGTTTCCGGATCATAGGTCCGCCCACGGGAGCGGCCGGAAAATGCACCATCCCACAGCGGCGGATCGGCCTCGCCCGGATCACTGGCCTTGTAGCCGGCGAAGGTGCGCCCCATGAAATCGAACTCGGTTGCGGCGCGGACGTGGATCGTGGCCTTCTTGATCTTGCGCCGCGTGATCCGCTGCCCGCGGGCCTCGCCCTCGTCGATATTCGGCAGGTATTGCCGCGCGCGCGCCGTGAAGCCGAAACCGGCCACGAAGCCGGATGCCGAGAAATCGTCCCCGATTTCCTCGACAAGATCGCCGTTCGCGTCGACCGCGCGGGCCCCGAAATACTTCCGACCTTTCATGATCGCCACCGAAAGCCCCGCAAACATCCAGAGCGGCCCCTTGCCGGGCGCGCCCGCCAGCAAAGGATCGGGATCGTTGATGTCGATGCAGGCGTCGATAAAGCGATCCTCGTCGATGCGCTCGACGATCCGCGTGGTGTTGCCGCCGCCGAGATCGTAATCGACGTTGAGTAGGACTTCTGCACCCGAGGTTGAAATCCATTGCACCGCGCCCGTCCCTGCCACCGGCACGAATCCGATCCACTGGTTATCCGGATCGAAACGTCCGCTGACGACGCTGCCGTCGGCATTCACTGCCCATAGATATTGCTCGGCACTGTCTTCGGTCCCGGCCTGTACGGCGAGCGCGCGCAGTCCTTTCACGAGCCCGGCGTGATAGCGGGAGACGTCGCGCAGTTCCCAAGGCTGCGTGTTCTGCCCGGTCGGCAGTACCGCGATGATGCCGTTGCCACCGGCGGCACCGAACACGATGCCCTGATCCATTTCCACCGGCTTGATCCGGCCCGCAGCGAGCGAGCCGACCTTCCGGAAGATGACCGACCCCGGCACCAGCGGATTGCTCTCCGAAATCGGGATGAAGAACACGCCCTTGTCGGTGAGCACGATCTGATCCGGTCCGCCGATGACGTGATAGACCCGCGGCGACCCCGGCACATTCTCAAGGATGGCTTCCGTCGCCTCGCTGCCCGGCATGAAGTCATTGAACGAACCAATAGCGGATTCCGCGACGACATGTCCGACCAACGGGAAGTCGCAAAAGATGATGCGGCTGCGGTCCTGCGAAACCGACGCCGGCCAGCCGCGCACCGGCGACATCATGGCCTCATCCCAGAAAGCAGTGGCGGCGATGGCGGTCGAGGTATGCGAAGTAAACGTCGTGACACCGCTCGGGCTCGTGATCTTCTCCGACGTCGTGAAGCCCGCAAAGCGCTTGATATAGATGCACTTCATCACCGTGGACGAGGTGATATCGACGATCAACGCCTGGCAGTCCGACGACGCGCCGATGCAGATTTCACCGATACGGAAATCCGCCGTACTGTTGACGGTCACGTTGTAGGTCGGCGGCAGCGTTTCGATGACGTCGAAGGTGCCCTGCGTCGGCGAGACATAGGTCGAGCAGACCAGTTCGCGCCCGCAGTACCGGAACGAGACGCCGGCATGCGCGGCAGCCAGAACCGGGGCAGAGAAGTTGACCGTAATCCCAGAGCCGGTCGTGGCCCCGGGCTGCATTGCGATATTGGACTGCGCGTATTTGTAATAGGGCTGCCGCTTTACGTCGTGGGCGTTCTGCGCGAACTCGAACGGCTCGCTGGTCCAAGCCTCGGACCCCGCGGCGGTAAAGAACGCGATGTCCGCGAAGGCGCCGCCCGGTACGCTGGACTGCGAGCGAATCCAGACATGATCCCACTCCGTCGTCGTATCGCTTGACGTCAGCGTCTTCGGGTTTGCCGTCGCACCATCGGTGAAACTGCCGGTGGTCCCAAGCAGCGTGCCGTCGGTCTCATTTGCTGGCGGCGAGCCCTGCTTGCCATAAAGCTGCAGGGTCACCGTCGAGTTCGGAGACTGCGCGTCATAGCCGAAATTATTCGATCCGTTTACCTCTGCCTTGCCGATCGTGCGAGGCGTCGAGAACGACTTACCGATAAAGCCCGTGCTATACGCCGAATCCCTTTGCGCGCAGTTCGCGTAAGCCTGATTGGTCAGACCGAGAAACGCACGATCCCGATACTGGTAGTTGCCGATCAGGGTGCCGGCACCATACGAAATCTGCGTCGCTACGGCGGCTCGATAGCGGATGACCCACGGCTGCGTATTCCGGAAGCAGACCACGATCTCGCGCTCAAGGCTGGCCCAAGCGATCTCATCCAGCGTCGCGAAGGTCCACGGGTAGCCGCTGTTCTCGAATACGATGTCGCCGGTTGCGCGATCGCGAATCCTGACGCTGCCGTTGCCGAAGGTGATGCGGTACTCGAGCCCGACGCCGAAGCGCACGGTCTCGGTGCGGCCGGCATCGTTATAGATGACGTCCCGGCCGAAGCGCGGCGCAAACCCGCGCGGGCTGACCAGCCGCAGGTTTGTCGCCTCCTTCAGTCCCATCTTGACGAGCTTGACGTCGTCGCTACGCGCAGCGTTGGCGGTCACCTGCCCGGCGGAGAAATCCTTCTGCGTAAATGCAATGGCGGGACGCGGCATTACTGGCCCCCGCGGCTCCGGTAGCGACCGCCTCGACGGGCAGCAACGGCATGCGAAACGAGGAAGCCGCGGCGCGGCGACTGCTGGTCCGCGCGAGAGGCCGCAAGCCGCAGCATCTGCCAGCCTTCCTGCTCGCGCCGGGTCGCCTCGCTGTTTTCTTCGTTCAATCCGCGGAGACACCCGCTTTCGACTAGCTTGCGCAGCGCTTCGAAAAACAGGTTCGACATCGCGTCGGTACCCGGCACGCGGACGTATTTCGCCGTGATCGACGCCGAAGCGTTGTCAGCATCGGTGCAGAGCTTGTCGTCGATGATCTCGTAATCGATGGTGCGGCCGTTCTTAAACGCTGCCTGCAGCCAGAGCGCATTCGCCGGGATCGTGTAGGCGTGGGCATAGCGCTCGGATGGATTATCGGAGTCCGGCAGCTTCGTGATCGGTTCCGTGATCGTGGCGAATGGCCATGGATGCGCCTCGATCAGTTGCGGCAGGAAGCGGTCATAGGCGCGCTTGGCCACATCCCATTCGTCGCTGTCCTCGAACTCGACCTGCACGAGATTGTTGCCGGTGTTCGACAGGGCATCGTTGATGATGGAGAGACGATCAGGCACAGGCGCCCCCTAAATGCAAAACGACGGTGCCGATTGCTCGACACCGCCGCAACGCACCTGCCAGGTCGGCGGATTACTTATCGGCCTTGGCCTTCGACTTATCCGCGGGCTTCTCGGTGGCTTTCTCGGCCTTGGCCTCGGGTTGCTCGCGCAGATAACGATCCGGATCACTCGCGAGGATTTCGCGCGCGTCAACCGCCTTACGCTGAATATATGCTTCCGCCTCGGTGTCCCAAATCTCGACGATCTGCATCGTTCTTGCTCCTGAATGCCCTGCCGGAAAACGCCTACGCTAGCCGGCTTACTTGCCGGGGAACGGAGCCGCCCATGCCGTGAAATTGATGCCGGTCGCGACCGTGCCGGCGACGACGATATAGACACGGATGTACGGATAAGTGACATCGGCCTGCTGATTGATGAACGGCAATTCGTAGCGACCGGCCACACTGTCGATGGCGCCGCCTTGGCGAACTTCGGTCGCGCCGAGGTTCAACTGCGCGAGCGTCTGGATATTCGAGCCGAAGTTCTCGACCGACGAGCCTTGAATGAGGATGTCGTATTCCTCGTTGTTCGACTCGATCTCAACCGCAGTCACGTCGATGATCGCAACAGCCTCAAAGCGGGCATTGCCGACATTGATCACCTTGGCAGCCGAAGCGACGGTTGCCGCTGCGGACGCGGCAACGAGGCCAGCATCCTTGAGCAGCATTTCCTTGTCGTAATTGTAAACACGAGTGCCCATAGCGCTCTCCTAATCCTGACCTTTGTAGGCTAGCGGAGCGGCAGGAGAACCCTGCCGCCCTGCCGCGTTACTTCACAATCGCCGCGTCCTTGATGCCCCAGAGGCGCGCCATGCAGTACTTGTGTTCATCGACCATGCCGACGTCCCACGACACATGCGTGCGGCGGAACGGCTTGGAGCCGGTCTTCACGAGGCCGACATCCTCGGCAGCAAGATCCTTCAGCATGATGCCGCGGAGTTTGCCGTCGCCGAGCGCCAGCGCATAAATCGATGTGCCGACTGCGGAGCCGCCGTTGGGGTTCGCTTCGGAATACGGGAGGATGACGCCGTGATCGTCCTTCTCGTAACCGAAGAAAATCGGCTTCCCGGCGTAAGTCATTTTCGGACCGCCTACCTGATCCCAGGTCTGGATCACGAAGCCAGAGATCGAGGTATCGCGAGCCGCCGCGATCACGCGCGGGAGCATGTTCCGAGACATGAGAAGAGCATTGCAGCCGTTCACCATGTTGAGCAGTTCGTCGAGCTTGGCGAGGCTGAGCGCATCACCGCCAGCGGTGTTGCCGGCAGCGAGTTTGCGGGAATACTTCTCGCATCGCTTCTGAACACCGTCGAACTCCGTCGGGTCCGTCGAGTTGTCACCGGAAATGAAGGTGTCCAGCCAGAGCTTGCCGACGGCGGCCATCGACATCGCTTCTTCTTGCGAGCGACGCTGCTCCCCGTTGCGACGGATGATCGCTTCGTCGATGTCGATGTCGTGATCGAGCACGAACGTCGGTTCTTGGAACTGCTCAACCTTGCCGTTGCCGTTCGTGGAATCTGCGTTGATTGCGCGGAAAGCCACGCTCGGAAGTTGCGCCTGACGATAGCCTTCGTAAACGGGACCGCCGATGGTCTCGAATGGCAAGGCCTGATAAATATCCGCGGAAGCCGCAAACATTTCGATGATCGGACGCGATACGTCGGTCTTGTCCTTCGTCTTCGCGTATTCGGGCAGCGTCATAACAGGCATGGCTTAGTCCCCTCTTAACCGCCCGCCTTCGCGGAGCGCGCAAATTCCAGCCGCTCACGCGGCGTCATCTTCTCGTAGTCCTCGTCCGAGATCGCTTCGCTCTGGCGGTCGCGCTTGTTATCGAACGTGACGACGTTCGATTTCTGCGCGCCCTCGATCAGCTTCTCGAAAATCTGGATATAGTCGCCGTCGAGTTCGCCCATGCCGGGCGCCTTCTCGCCGAACTGCGCTTTCAGCGCGTCGATGACGGCCTTCTCGCGGGACGGACCATTGGCGCCGAGCGCCTTGATGGACGCCGCGACTTCCGCCTTGATCTGCGCACGCATGCCTTCGGTGGCCTGAATGACCCCGAGCGCGTGCTGCTTCAGCAAGCCTTGGAACTGTTCGTTCGACAGTTTGTTGTCGAGAGCGAACTTGCGCGCTGCGACGAATGCCGGGTTCTCGGTATCGATGACGAGATCGCCCGCACCTTCCGGCAGTGACTTCAACGCTTCAGCATCGAACAGCGCTTCAGGGGCGGTGTAATCGGTTTCCGCCTTCGGCAGCTTGCCTGCCGCTTCGTCCTGTTCGGTTTTGAATTTTGCCAGTTCGCCGTGATCGCGGATCAGATCGGCCAGCTTCGTCTCGTTCTTCTCGCCGTCCCAATACTGGTCAGCGAGTCCCTCCGGGCGGGTCGATGAGCTCGACGCGGCGGCGTCCCCCGCGCGGACTGCGTCGTCCTGCTGCGACTGGTTGCCGTCGTTCGCCGACGTCTGCTGCTGGTTCTGGTCTCGGACGAGCATTGGTGCCTACAAGTTGGCGTTTGAGGTCGTGCGCCAAATTGCGTTCGCCATTGAACTCCTGCAACGCACCGACTTCGGTGCCGCGTCCCTGCACGCGCGAAATCACGAGATCGAGGAACGCGATCAGCACCGCGCCGTCCTTGGTCCGGCCGATGCGTTCCAGCGCGTTTTCGATGTCTTCCTTATTGAGAGCCATCGCCTTGCCCCTGTGCGCCGCCCGGCAGGCGCGGCCCGAAGACACCCGCGAGCGAAGCCAGCTGCTCCGTCTTCTCCGCGATGTCTTCCTTGCTGCGTAGAACGACGATTTCGTCGCCGAGTTTCTGCTTGAAGTTCGCCAGCGTCTGCAGTTCATCCACCGCAACCTGCCAAGTCTGCGGGAAGATCGACGCCCCGATTTGCGCGAAGCGCGTGCCGGTGAGCACTTCCTGATTTTCGAATGCGCGCTGCGCCGGGTTGTACGGCTGCAGCGATGCGCCGCCTGGCACCTTGATCTTCTGGATCGTGCCGCGCTGCTCAGCAATGAAGCGGAAGCGCTGGAAGGTCTCGAAGGGTTCTTCGCGCCAGAACGAGTGCCCCGGCGTCCCGATGCGGCGCTGCTTCAGCACCATTTCGTCCAGCCATTGCGATGCCGACGGCGGCGTCTTGCCCTTCTGTTCCGGATAATCGACGTAGTGCATCCGGCGGATGCGGTCCTTCAGATTGGCCTCGTCCAGCATGGCGACATCGATTTCGCCGGGATCGAAGATGTTCTCGAAGATCGTGCGGCCCTGCGCGGCGCGCTTCGGATAGAACATTCCCGGCTCGACGCCACCCTCGAGGTTGATGACGCCATCGTCCTCGTATGCGCGCGGTGGCCGGTTGCGGAAGTCGATGTTCTCGACAATTGCCTCACGGCCATAATCGAGCTGGCGCAGCTCCGGCAGGACTTTCAGCATCGGGCCATCGGGCCACGCGAAATCCGGGGTCGCACCGAAACGGCCGACGACCATGGGGCACGAGCCCTGTCCGACGAGTTCGCCCTCGAAGACGAGTTCGTCGCCGACAAGCACGACATGTTGCCAGACTTCGTCGTCGCGGCGATCCCACTTCCGCCAGAAGCCCCACTGCACCATGACGGCTTTCTTGCCTTCGTCGCGGATTTTCTTCGCGAGCTTCGGAAACTTCGCAAAGTCCACATCAGGCAGTAGTGCCGGCAGATAGCGGTAACGGGTCTGGCGGCATTCCCAGCGATCATCGATGCGGCCATCCGGGCCGAGATTGAATTCAAGTTCGCGGATTGGGATGCCGCGGCAGTTCACGGGCCGGTCGTTGCCCATGCTGTCGATCATGAGCGCGACGACACCGATCGCGGCATCGGGCACGGCAAGTTTGCCCTTCTCCGCGTAATAGTTCGACGCGCGGATCATGCCGAAGATTTTCTTGTCCTGCTTCTTGGCCTGCTCGTTGAACTGCGCGGCCTGCGCGTCATCGAGCCCCATGATCTTGCGTTCGGCCCAATCGGCCTCTGGTGGCGTAAACGACGACATCAGCATTTCGGCGAAGTCGTCGGCAACCTCCCCGGCGAATGACGTCATCAGTTCGGCGTCATCCTTCGGCTTCGATTTGCTCTGCGAGCGCGACGTCGATGTCCGCACCCGGCGCGGCGCCGAAAAGAAATAGGCTTCCTCGATCTCAGCCGAGATCGTCGACTTTTCCTCGCGGCATTCCGCGAGGCGTTCGTTTGCTTGCGCTTTCAGATCGGCCACGGCTTACCCCGCGCGGGTGCCGAAGAACGAGCGCGAGCCGCCATAGAGTTGAAACAGGCGGTTGGTTTCGCGGCCGGCGCGGGTCTGGGCCTTCTCGATCGCCTGTTCTTCAGCAGCCAGCTTCGCCGCCTTCTCGGCGTCGGTCTCCTGAATGTTGGGCTGCCGCATCTGCATCGACGACGATCTCCGCTCCGTTCGCCAAGCAGTACCGCCACAACTGATCCGGCCACAACGCACCCGAGCGCAGGCCCAGCAGGTGTTTCACCGCCGGCACGCACCAGAACGTGAACCACGGCATCCGCGTCGCGGTGCCGGCAGCCTCGACCCTGAGCACCCCGGCATGCGGCACGACGCCGGAAAGCCACCGCTCGAAGTCGTCACCAGGCCGCCACGCCCCGATCTTGGTGCCGTCGCGCTCGACCGAATAGACCATCCAGGTATCGATGTCGGCGCAGTAGCCCACGGTGAAGACATGCTTGAAGCGGCCCGGGATGAGACGCGCGAAACGCCAGTCGCATTTCGTCTCGAAGATCAGCAACCAGCGCTGCGGCGACCAGATCGGTACGCTGTTCATGCGACGCGCCGCAGCGAGCGCCGCCCGGTGCGGGTTTGGACCGGTTGCGCCTTTCCGCGCTCCGGCCGACCGACAAGCCGGTCGCCTTCGCCTTCGCCGAGCAACAAATACTGGAAGGCGTCGGCCGGGTTCGAATATTTGTCCTTCGCCGGCTTGTCGTGATAGCCGCCGGTGCCTTTGATGCGGGGATAGTGGTACTTGCCCGACAGCGCGACCTTCAGCGTGCGGCAGTTTACCGGGCACAGGATGACGCGCGGCGCGCCGTCGTGCATCGAGTTCAGCGGTCGGATCACGGCGCCGAGGCGAATCTGATAATCGTTGTCGTTGCACGGCGCCGCGACAACGCGCATGCCGAAAGTGTCGAAGATGTCGTAGCTCGTGCGCGTCGATTGCTGCCCCTTGTCCTGCCCCTTCGGATCGCCGTGGAAGCGGACTTCGAAGCCCGGCCAGCGCTGATCGAGATAGCGCTTCACTTCCGGCGCAAATGTCGAGCTATCGACATCGAAGCCCAGCAACTCGCCGAGGATGTACCAGCGGTTCCCGATCAGTTGCCCGAAGATCGCCGCCGGGTTGCGCCCGAAATCGAGCCCTACGCAGATCGGATACCCCGGCACCGCGCGCAGTTCTTCCTTCGCGACATGCACCTGCGGGTTGAACATCGGGAAGACCGGCTTGCCATCGACCCAGACCGAAATCTTGTTCAGCAGCCGCGAATCCACCCACGCCTTGTCCTTGCCGCGCACCTTTTCGGCGTAATAGCCCGGCTTCAGCCAGCGCGTGTTCTCGGCCAGCGGGTTCATCAGATAGCCGCGCAGCGTGACGCCATCGGAATGAAAGACTTCGACCAGCGCCGGCGGCTGGACGTAGTATTTCCAGTCCCGCGGCCACTGCAGGCGTGCGCGTTCTTCGAGCGGCATGTTCTCGGGAAACGGAACCTCGCCGGTCATCTGCACGAGCCAGAAGTCCTCCGACGGCTCGTTCATGTCGAAGATGACGCCGTGCCACGTCGCGAAGCCGTCCGCCGGCGACGGATAGCGGCCGGTGCGGCTTTCCGCTTCGTCGAAGATCGCCTTCGGAATGTACTGCAGCTCGTTGAAGTAGAACCCGGTGAACTGGCCGGAACGCAGCTTCTTGATGTCGTCCTCGCTGTCCAACGCGAGGAAGATGATCTCGCAGCGGACGTCGCCGAGTTCCATCACATACTCGAAAGGCCGTGTCCGCTTCAGCCGCCCGTACTGGCCCTCGGGGAACCATTCGAGCCAGTCCTTCAGCGTCGTGCCCTCAAGATCGGGATAGGTGTTTCGGACCACACCCCAGCGGGTTTTCCGCAAGCCGTCCTGGGGAGACTTCCTCTGCTCGCACGCGATCTGCCAGACCTTGTTGAAGGCCGCGAGCGTCTTGCCCGAACCGATCGGGCCGCGGATGCCGCTGACATGCGCGCGGTCCTGCAGGAACTCGCAAAGGATCGCCCCGTCAGGCGCATAGATTTTCCGGCCGTGCTCGTCGAACTGCAGTTCCGGCAGCGCCGGCGGCGCGACTTCGGCAAACGACTTCTCGAGCGGCGAGCGGAGTTTCATTCACCGTCCCCGATTTCGAGCAGGTTTTTTTTCGAAAGTTCGAGCAGCCACAGAACTTCGGGACCGCTGGCGTAGGACGACGCGAAGTAGCGGTCTCCATCCTTTTTCCAGCCTATAACGATGACGCCCTCGAATTCCTGTTCGGAAGCCTTCGCCAGAACGCGTTCTGGCAGCAGGTCCAATTTCGTGATGCCGGTGAACTCGACCACATTGCCCTTGCTCACCGTTTCACCCTCCGCTGCCGGCGCGGGCGCTTCGGTTCTTCCGCCTTCGCCCGCTCAACCCGAATGACCGGCAGCACGATTACCTTCGCGGAAGGTCCCTGCACGACCTCACCGCGGCGCTCGACCAGCCAGGTCGGAAAGCGGATGACGGTCACAACAGCCTCACCCGAAGTTTTCCAGCATCAGAAAAAATTCGCTGACCCCGGAACGATCCGAGGGATAATCGCGAGAGCGAACCTCCAGCACTGGATTCGGCGACGGCTTTTCCAACCCCCCCTCCCGCTATGCACGCGCGCTGTGAGATCGCGACCCCCCTCGACCGCTTCGTGCCGGCGCTGACCCCGCGCATCGCAGCCAGGCATCGTGTCGCCCGGCCTGCACCGCTCGCAATCGCATGCAGCGCGGAGCCGAAGTCAGCGGTCGGAGCGCGTTGGTCACGTCTCATGTCCAACATCCTCGTTTGATTGCAACGGGTTAATCTCGATAACCCTCTGATGGTCTATCAGCGGCGCTTCTCGATTGGCGTTGATGACGACGACAACGCCAGGCGTGACGTTGCGAGCGGCCGCCGATTGCGATGGTGCCTGCTGATCCATCTGCTCGAGCAGCTTCACCGCTCCGAGGCGAGCCATCGCGTTGCCGCTGTCGTCTCTGATCTCGCCGAGCACGTGAATATTTCCGGCGCTCAGGCTTTTGCGAAACACCTGCTTCTGTTCGCTGAGGTATCGCTGGACGTCGGCTCGTTCGAGGGCCTTACGCATTGCGCTGCCAGTGAAACCGACTTCCCGCGGTGCGGTGACGTGATCGAAGCGTTTGCCGTCTTTTCCGTATACCATGAGGTCGAGAGCGAGCTTCAGCTTGCCACGGATACGCGCAGGTTTCGGCTTATCGGTCTTTGCTGGCGTCTGATCGGGTGTGACTGCAACTGCGGTGGACATCGAGCTTTCCGTGTCATGGAGCGCTGCTTCACTCGCTATCGCTCGTTCACCTACTTCTGCGGTCGCTGGTCGCTCCCTTGAAGAAAGGAACGCGCACGCGATGCGGGACGCGCGAGGAAGATGGTCCGGATTGGCCTGGGGCATCAACGCACCGCTTGGTTATTGCTGATTTTGCTGGTGTTTCGTGTTGTGGACGGATCGCCGGTGCGTTGAGAAAGTGAAGAAAGCCGTTTTACCCTGGTCAAATGAAAGACGGCGATGCACGGGCTGCGGTGATCTGGATGCTGCAACGCGGGCTCTGCACCGAGCACGAGGCGCGGCTGCTCGCCGGGGTCTCGAAGCAGTTGGCGCACTACTGGGTACGCCGCTCAGGCGTCGATACGGCAAGGATCAGGCAAGGCGTGCTGACGAAGCACTGGACAAGGGCACTGCGCAATGTCTCGAAACTTCGAGAAACAGCGAAACCGAGATCGCGCAAATAGCGCCGCGGCCGACGGCTACGCGCTGGCAGCCATGCTGAACGGGGAATTCGCAACCGGCCCGTCTAAGGCGGAACTGCGTGAAATGGCCGATAAAGCCTGCGCTTCTGCGAGAATTCGGCGAATGCCGACCAGGATCAACGTGAAGTGCACCAAATGCGGTCACGGCGGTCGCGTGTTCCTGCGCGACAATCAGCGCGGAAAGCCATTCAAATGCACGAGTTGCGGGAACCAGCAGCGCCTTCCATAGTCCCGGCATGTTCCGCCGCGCTCACCCCTCCTACTACGCCCTGCCGCTCGTCGCGATCGCTGGGTATGCACTCAACTTCCACCGGCTCGACCTTGGCGGACATATCGTGGTCGGTGGCATGGTCGTTTTCTTCTCGCTGGTCGGCCTGTCCCTGATTATCTGGCCGAAGTGATGCCTCGTCGCCGTGTCCAGAAAGTTGCGATCCAGAACATGCGCGACAACGGCTGCCGCGGCATCCTAATCTATTGCTTCTGCGGGCATTCGGCGGAAATGAATGCTGATCACTGGCCCGGCGAGATGACCTATACCGATATCGCGCGTCGGTTGCGCTGCACGAAGTGCGGCCGTGCCGAGCCCGATGTCAGGCCGGATTGGCGCCCACTGGTGCAGAACGGCCGGCCGCTGCGCTAGATCGCCTTCATGATCCGACGGCCGATGCCTTCGAGCTTCTGCCACGGCCACTCGTTCTGAAGCTGCTGGAGGCGGAGCTCGACATTGCGTTGCCGCTGGTACGCGATCTTGGCGTTGAGTGAATACGATCTTGCGCACGCGATGTCGGGATCGATGAAGCCGACCTTGCGCTCGTCCTCGAAGATCACGCTTTCGGCGTCCGCACGATGCGCAGCGTTCGACAGCAGTTGCCGCCAGGACTCCTTAGAGACCGCGGGCCCATTGTTCGGCGTACCGCCACCTAATCCATGCCAGTTGCCATGCCCGGCGGTGATGGTGCCGGATAACTCCGCGGCCGTTGTTTCCGCCGCTTTCTTCGCGGCGAGCGGTGACAGCGCAGCAACACGCAGAAAGGCGCGGCGTCCGAGGCTCATCAGAAACATCCCATGCTGGGTTTGTTGCGCCGCGCCCGCCCACTCGCCCGCCCCGCTTTCCGCGCTATGATGCGACGCTGCCGCGGTGTCATTTTTTTCATGCGAGCCTGAACACCTAGGCGCGAGATTCGCGCCAAGTGATCGGAAAAAACATGCGCTGCCAATTCCGGCGTTATGGTCCAACTCACCATGGTGAGTTCACGCTTCGATTTCACGCTGTGATCGAACCGCCGCTTGATTCGTGCCGTGGCTTCCTCGTCCTCAATGATCGCGAATTTCAGCCCCAGCGCGCCCAGCATCATGCCGAAGGAAAGCCCGCCGAGGCTCTTGGTCCGCTTCGCACCGAGCAACTTGCCGACATGCCCGCCGGTGAAACCGCCAATCTCCTCGATGATCTTATCCGTCATGCCGAGCGCAGACGCCCGCTCCCGCAACGCCCGGATCAAGTCGTCGTAGCTGTCACCGATCGCGAGCGGTTCAGGCTGCATCTATCGCCGCCCCGCTTGCAGCCGAGCGAGCAGCAGATCGGTTCCTACAATCGCTGCTGGTCTCGCATCTGGAACGTAAGGTTCGCGCCGCTTCCCGTCTGCCTGAATGAACGGCTTCGCTCTTTCGGCCTCGCACGCCGCAGCGGCGCGCAACTCGGCGTTGATCTGGCGCTGCTTTTGGAGATTGCGCTTGTGCCGCGCGCGGGTTGCTTCGGGAAGTTTAGACATCGGCCGGCGCCTCCGGTTCGGCAGCATGACGCGCGCGGGATGCCGCCGCGATCTCCGCTACCGCAGGATTGGGCTGGCGGCGCGGATCAACGAAGTTTCCCAGCGATTTCGATAGGGTTGCAAAGCCCTCAACCACCTTCGGCTCGACTTTGCGGATAGCTTCCGTGAGCGGCTTCGCTTCGAGCAACTCACGCAGTCGCGCGAGATCTTCGAAATGCGGGCGCAGCATCTTCAGGCAAGCAAGCCGGAATATCGGCGGTGTCGGCTGGAAGTTCAGGTTCACGGCCTGCCCGTTGATCTGGCCGATTTCGGCGCGATGCCACTTGCGGATCGTTTCGGCGACCACCCATGCCGGGATGTCATCCAGCGCGTCCTCGAACGCCTCGCCCTGCGCCTCCCGGTCGAGTTCGGAACCGCCGCGATTGCCGAAGCTTGCGACGAACTTCGCAAGGTGCGCGAGCCGCGCCGCTGTCTGGCCGGCACCGTCGAGATGCTTTGTGATCGACTGAACGAGCCGCTCGAACTCAGCGCGTTGCGCCGAGGTCAAGCTCATACCGGCCGGGAGGTATTTCGCTGTCCTGCCGTCGATCGTCACTTCGCCCAGCGCGCCGATCAGCGACCTTGCCGAATCCGGCAATGACGGCATCCGCGCCCGTTGATCGACGGTTCGCATTCCCTGCGGCGCTGCCCGCGCCAGGTCCGTTGCCATTGTGGCCTCCAAATTTTTCATCGTTGCGGCACCAAGTGCGCCACGCCGCATCCCAATCCTTGAAGGTCTTGCCCTTCATGACGCGGTCGTCGCGGAAGTGCTCAAAGACGCCAGCCACGCGGGCTTCCGGGATTCCATGCCGGAGAGCCACCGCCCGTCGCTCGTCGTTGAGCGTAAAATCGTCAGGGAACGAACAGGCCCGCTTCGCTTTGGCGCGCGGTGCGGCGTCAGCCGCCCTATCTTCTGTTCTGTTCTGCTCTGTATCTGTCTCTGTTCTGTTCTGTGGCGTTACTGAAACGTTTCTTGAAACGTTTCCTTTGCCTTGTCGGAAACGCCGAACCCGTTCAGTCGAGCTGTCGGATTGGTACTGATAATGCTGCCAGTCGTGGGGCTTAACGGTGTCGCCGTCGCGGTCGAGCATCTTCGCATCGACAAGCGCATCGATAATTTCTGCGGCCTTTTGCTCGCTAACTCGCAGAGAAAAAGCGACGTCTTTGAGCGCCGGAAGCTCGCCGTTGTTCTTCGAAGTGAGGCAGCAGAGGTTGAACCACGCCTTGAAAAGCGTGGCCGGAAGCCGCTGCAGCTTCGGATTGTTGACGGCATCGTCATATGCGCGCCACCACCGGCTCACTTCGTCACCACCTTTCGGTCGTGCCGCGCGGCGTGGTGCCTCGGCTTGATCTCCCCCTCTTTCGGCAGGATCGTCTTGATGACGCCGTTCTCGACCGGGGCTTTGTGCCCGCGCACATTTACTGTGACAGCGCCGGCTGCAATCTGCGCCGCGATTTCCGGCGGCATGATCTCGCGCTTCAATGCGTCAATGTCGAGTTCGTAAAACCGCTCGAAGTAGCGCAACATGGCATGATCGCTGACCGCGGGGACGATGGTGCGGGTCATTGCTCGCGCTCCCACGAAATACGCCGTAGCTCGGTCGGTCCACTATGCGCGCGGTTCCACTCGAACCAGGCAAAGGCGGTCGCATTGCTGACCTTGTTTCCCGTCCATCCGTCGCGGTGCATCATCGGCAGGCGATTGCGAAAGACGTAAACACGAGCCAATTTTCCGGTATCGAGGATTCCAGTCCGCCTCTCACTCTCCATGAAAGCGAGCCGCAGCAGCATGAACACGCGTGGGCACAGGTGTAGCGCGTGCTCGACGAACTCCCCGGCCAATTTGAAGGGCGGGTTCGTGACGATGGCCTCGACGTCCACGCGGGTCTGCCGCTCAAGCAGGAAGTCAACGCCGCTTTCGCTGAGCGGACATCCATAATCAGCGAGATCTGTCGCCCATACCGTGTGCCCGCCTTCGCGCAACGTGCGCACGATCGCTCCCGGCCCGCAGGCAGGTTCCCAGATGAAACTCGGCAGCTCGGCAGCCTTCATCAGCGCGCGCACCGCGGCCGGATGCGTCTCATAGAGATCGTCCTTCCGTTCAGCGAGTGGTGCCCGCCCTTGGAGTGCCTGCAGGGCGGCCATCACTTCCCCGCCTTCTGCGCAATCGCGCCGATGCGTGCGGCGTCGGAAAGCCGCATGACGACGAGCGGATCCTGCCGGTCGGCTTTCACGACGAGGAATTGATGATCGGCGAGCCAGCCGTAAATCTGGCCGAAGCCTTTCGCGCGCAGCTTGACCTCGCCACGCCAGTTCTCACGGCATACGCTGACAGCGATGTCGCCAGCGAATTGCCCGAGTGCCGCACCGGAAAGCGGCACCCGCTGCGCGTCGAAGCCGTGCTCGTTCATCTTGGCGACGACGAGACGTTCGCCACGTCCGCCTTTGTCGCGAGAGAATTTTCCCACCGTTCACCCCGTTATTCGGCAAGCCAATTGTTTTCCGCATCGAGCCGCAGAAACTCCGCGACCGTTATGTATCCGGCGTCAGTCAAAGCGAGTGCCATCGCGCGCGTCATGGCGATTGCAGCAGCGCTTGCCGCCCCTCATCGGTGATGACGACCTTTCGCGCGAAGCGATCCGCTTCGAGATCGACGGCGAGCATCTTGCGGTTGATGAGCCGGTGAATGCTGTCGCCGAAGTAGCGGCCTCGACGACCGGTCCACACAACGCTGTTCGGTTCGCGAGACAGCGGCGCATCGGAAAGGATTGCGCGCTGCTTCTCGCTGAGTGCCGGGCCGCGGCGGGCGACGTAGCTCATGCGCGCTACTCCGCCGCCGCCACGCGGGGTTCGATCATTTCGGGCTCGCGCACGCGCCGAAGGTTTTCCGGAATGTCCGGCATTTCGTCGCCGGGATTCGGTGCCGTGATCGCGAACGGAGGATTGGCAACCGAAGGATGCGGCGGTCGCGGCGGCGCCATGATATCAGCCGCGGCTTCGTCCTGGTTCTGTCGAACGCGGTCTCGTTCCGATGCCGATGCCTCCGCTCGATCGACAGCACCTTTGGGGTCGCCGACCGCGATGGAGGTGCGCACGCCGTCCTTCTCGAAGGCAACAACGGTTGCGCCGCGCGCCTTTTCTTTGTCGGTCGGTTCGACAGGCTTGCCGAGCGTCTTGGTGAGGTTTTTCGCGGCCTTGCGGACCTTCGGGTCCTTCATGCCGGCGCGAACTGCGGACTGCCCGAGATCGGTTTCGACGTAGCCACCCATGCCGAGCGCGTCGCGGTACAACTCGACCACGGCCTCGAACTCTGCGCGTTCGGCGGCATCCTGCCCGCGCATCTTGACCACTGCGCGCAGCGCCTTGGTATCGAAGCCGTTGGCTTTGGCTTCGCCGTACACTTCGCGAATATCGTCGGCGAGCGCCTTCTTTTCTTCTTCGAGACGCTCGATCCGCTCGACCAGCGCACGCAACTGCGACTTCGCGAAGTTCGTCGTCTCTCTGCCTTCGTCTGCCATGTCAGTCCTCCGAGTGATCAGGTCCGCCGCGGTAAGTAAATTAGGGCGCTCGCGAGCACGAAAAGGAACAGTGCCGTAAGCGTGTGAGATTGAACGCGCCAAGCGTCCTCAAGTGACGCGCGCGAAAAGAACGCATCGAGGGTGTCTTCCATCGGATCGATATATTTGCGCAGCAGCCGGAGTAGCAGCGCGAACTCAATCGCTCCGGCGATGATCGCCGCGAACGCGAGGATCATGGGCTGCCATGCCGACATCAGGACTTCCCTTTCCGTCCGGACGCAGCCATGGCACCACGCGATGTCGGCACCTGCATCACGATCATTTCACGTGAAATGATCTGGATTCTCATTGTACGTCCTGCGCTTCCGGCTGCGCGTGCGCTGGCACGTGCTCCGGCGCGGTCCAGATATGCGGGCAGAATTTATTGCCCGGCACCTTGCCGTCGGTTGCACGGTGAATGTCGATCGCGAGTTCGGGCGTGACTGAGCCGCGCTGCTTCGCCTGCCAGATCGCATTCTGGCTCCGCCCACACGCCGATGCGAGCGCCGACTCGTTCCCTTTGAACAGGTCGGTCGCTTCCCGCAGTAAATCGCGGACTTCTTCCTCGGTCGGTCGAACGGTCGTATTGCCCATGAGCGCGGACAATACACCGATTAGTGTGCAAATCAACCAATCGGTGTTGAAATCGGTGTTAGTAACTAAACACCGCGCGGTGTAAGCACTTGCGCAATGAGTACCGCAGGGCAAAAGATCAAAGCGCGCCGCAAGGAACTCGGGATGGAACAGGCCGAGCTGGCGACCGATGTCGGCACCAAGCAGCAGACCATCGACAAGATCGAGCGCGGTATTACGAAAAAATCCAGCTACTTCCCGCGCATCGCCGCGCGCCTGGGCATGGATTTGAAGGAATTGGACCCCGACCTACAACGCCTCGATAACCACGATTCGTCATACTCCCTAGACGCTGATCGCGCGTCTCAGAACAATCTTTCTAGGGCCGACGCCGATCTGCCTATTTACGCAGCGGCGCAAGGTGGGGAGGGCACGGTTATCGTGACTGTGGAGCCGGTCGACTGGAAGCACCGCGGCACGCCGCTGGCATCCGTCCGAGGTGGTTACGGGCTCATCGTCACCGGCGATTCCATGGTCCCCGTGTACCGCTCCGGCCAGATTGTCCTTGTAAATCCGCATCTTTCGCCCCGCCCCGAGGACGGGATCATTCTCTACGGCGGCGAGGTCGTCGGCGAGGTCAAGGCGACGATCAAGGAATACGTCGGCCAGACCGCAAACGAATGGATCTTGCGCCGCTACCAGCCCGAAGTTCGGACGTTCCGGCTAAAGAAGGCCGAATGGCCCGTCGTTCACGTCGTCGTCGGCACCTACTCTCGCTAGCGCTATGTTGGCCGTCGGACTCCTGCTTGGCGCCCTCCTCGACCCGTTTTTCATCGTCCCAGCCGGCATCGCATTGTTGCTGATCCGCGCGCCCTGGCCGGCGTTCTTGACCATCGCCGGCATCGCGATCGTCGAAACCGCCACTTTCGCGGCCTTCCTGCAATCCGCCTCCCCGGCCGGCCTGCTCGCGCTCGGGGCAATGTCGCGAATCACTATCGGCGGCCTAGCCGTCTGGCTGATCGCAAAGCTGCGGAAACCGTCCACACCGTAATACACTTCTCGGTGTTGACTTACACACCGTTCGGTGTATCGTCCTTCCATCCAGGAGGGACGCCGATGCCTGCCCACGTCGAAAGCCAGCACGATCCGAAGGACCGGACCCGCACCGCATATCGGGTGACCGGCAAGTCCTTCGCCGAAGTCCAGCTCGCCATCGAGACGATCTCGGAAGCGCCGGCCGTCGCCAGCGCCGATTTCACGATCCCGCGGCCTGATGACTTCGGCTTCATCGCCCTCGGCCAGACCTTCGCGGCGGTGTCGCGATGAACTCCCGCGTCATGCCGTTCCGGCCGATGATCCCCGAGATCGCGAGCATTCGCGTCACCAACGCGCTGTCCGCAGCCGCCCTCGCCGCGCTGGACGTGCAGAACGCCGCGCTTTCGCCGCAGGACCGCGCCGCGCGCGCCATGAAGCGCACCGCCGACCTCATGGACGCGCTGGCGCAGGACACGCAAGACCTGATCGACCGCTGCCGCAACCTGACGCTGACGCGCGAGCAACTGATCGAGCGGCTGACGTTCCGGCTCGGGATCGAAAACCAGACCGCGAGCATGCTTCGCGCCGACGTCACGGAGTAACCCAATGACCACATGGCTCAAAGACGACCGCGGCAACAAGTGCAGCGCGGAATACTTCGGATCGACGGAAGCAGCGCAGAAAGCGCTCGATAGCCTCATCGATTGCGATAATTGTACCAACTGCTCGGACTGCTCGGACTGCTCGCGCTGCTCGGGCTGCTCGGACTGCTCGGACTGCTCGGGCTGCTCGCACTGCT